ATAACTCTTCAAGAAAGTCATTCTCGACTTTTGCAAGGTTTTCTTGTTTATTCGCCATCTGTAACTCAACAATTTTGCTCTTATTCTTGATGTCTGCTTCTTTGAGCATCAATTCAGCAATCTTAACCCTTTTATCAAACTCTCTTTGGTTAGCATCTGCCTCACTTGGCAAATTCTTGGTCAAAGATGCACTCATTTTGGCTTGCACCTCTTGTGGCATCAACTGAGCCTCAACAGACAACTTGGTAGCCTCTGCACGATTCTGTTCTGCCTGAGTAGTGCTGACAGCAATCTGCGCTTGAGCTGCTTGCAAAGCTAATTGTTGCTTAACTTGCTCCATCTCTTGTGCTTGTGGGTCAGGTTGGCTCATCTTGTCCAACATCTGTATCAACTCATACCTGTTAGATAGGCTTGAATTGGACAAAATACCCTTCAAGATGATTGGCAACACAGGCGTGTTCGGGCCAAGCGTCTGCAAAAGCCCAATAAACTGCTGTTGCTCGTACTCTCTAGCAATAATTCCAAGCGTAGCCGTAGGAATGAAGTTCATATCGACAGAAGGATAACGCTCTGGGTCGAACTGCATATAGCGGAAAGCCGCTTTTTGGATAAACGGAATCAAGAAATCCTCTTGGAAGTTCACCAAAGTGCGTTTGTACTTCTTGATGATAGAGGCAACTGCCATAGACATACCGCCTTGACCACCATCTCTAGCCACATTGCTAATCATTCCCTGAGAATCAAGAGTTCCCGTTGCTTGCAACAACATACGCTCAAAGTCTTTGGCCGTAGCCAAGTTGTTGGGGTCGCTTTGACCAAACTTGAATGGGTAGAGAATCTCAGAAGGTGCGCCATTGGTCAGGATCGCCTTGCCAGGCTTTACCTCAAATTTCATTCCCCGTGGGAGGCGAGTTGCGTCCATCGCAATCATGGGGCTGGTGGTCAATGCCAAGGAATCTAAGTGGCTACGGGTCTGAGCATCAATAGCCTTTTGCATATTGAACGCCTTCTCTACTGTGCCTCTGCCAAGTAAGCGATTAGGTACTGTGTCATCCTGATAACTTAAAACAGGCCGATCCTTCATCATGTAAGGATTTTCTTCTGCTTTGAGCAGCTGCCCATCATTGGCAATCACAACAATCGCTTCCACCATGTCTGAGTAGTCTTCAGCCACAGAGTTCTCAGGGAACAACTCAACAATGTCTTTGTTTTCCTTGAGATTGTTCAAGTACTCTCTTGGGACTAAACCATAGTAGGTCAGCAGAAGAACCTTCTCGTCCTGATATTGGCTTACCTCTTGGGTAGGCTCAAGGTCTGTATCCTCGCCAGTAGTACCAATATCAACCTTGCGATAGATACCCTTCTCTATGCCTTGGACAATCTTGTGAATCGAGATGTACTTCTCGATAGCCACACCCATACAGTCATCAATGGATGTGCCGTTAGGGTCAAACAAGAAGTTCTTGGGGTTGATAGGCATGATTTTCACGCCAATGCGGTCTTTTTCCATGACACCGATAGCCGCTTGCCCTTGCATATTAGGAATGGCTTGGGTGGCAGGGACGTACTCTTTCTCAGTCTTGACAACAATCTCGCCTATGCCTGTGCCATAGATTTCAGCCATCAACTCGATTTGATCAATCGACTTCCTGATTTTGTCTTTCTTAAAGTCTTCCATCAGTTGAGCCTTGATTAACTCAACATCTATGGGGTTGCCGTTGTAGTCTCTGATGTCATCTTCAATGTCAAAGAACTCGCCTTGACCAAAGATTGCTTCCATGATCTCAGCATGGCGAGTCTCTACGGCTTGTTGGGTAGCGGGGGTGACGATACGTGAACGCTCAGACTCACGGGTTTTATCTTCAGAAGCCCATTGGCCACGGAAGATGCGCTCGTACTCTAGGTATTGGGGAAGAAAGTTGGTATCTCTGTATTCACGCCAACGATTGCAATGGTCTGTCACAAAAGCCGTCAACTCTTTATCAGCCTCAGTTGGCTCATAAAATTCGTTTTGCTCTAGTTTGTCTGTTGCCATTTAAACCCCACTAATTATGTCCACAGGCTCCCACTCATCTTCTTGGTCATCTACAAAGTAAGAGGTGACAGCCATCTGATCTATATATGACAAAGCATCTGGCAAATCATCATGCACTCCAATGGCGGGAAATAAAAGAAGTTGATCTTTAAATTCATCCCAATCCTCCTCAGAGTTCAGCACAATACGCCCATGCTCAAACCGACCTTGGAGACTCCAGATAATTCTGTCAGCCTTTTTCCTGTTGCCATGTGTTAAGTCAACTATGTGCGAATATACATTATTTTTACGCATTAAGTCAGATAAATATGGCAAAACTGCGTTTTTTAGCGCACCCTTCTCTATTCCCACACTCAAAGGCTTGTATTCACGCATCTTCAATAAGATCGTTGCCGCAGTCTCACGGATGTCCCAACGCCCAAAGACAATCTCTTTGACAAACCATTTGCCATCATCTGTCACCTTGACCACAGCAATAGCAGTTTGGTCTAGCCTTTTCTTAGAATTAGCCGCTTGTTTGGCAACTTCCTCAAATCCTGCCAAGTCACAGGCTATGTAGTAACTGCCAAACTCAGGCTCAACCCCGTATTTAATCCATTCTTCCTTGAAGATGTCGCTACCAGCATTGGTAAAGGATGCCATGTATTCTTGCTTAAAAGCAAAGGAAGACAGGGTTTTCTTGGCTGACTCGATCTCAGTAGGGTCAATCAGGGGGTTGTCTTTTGTGGTGAAGTGCCAAGATTTCCAGTCTTTATCCTCTGCGCTTTCGCCCAATCTAAACAGATCGTAGAACCAGTTTCTTCCTTTGGGAGTTCCGATGAACATGGCTCTTCCTTTTTTATCGGACAGAGAGGCTCGGATAACCTGTTCCCACGCTTCGGGCTTGATGTCTGCGACTTCGTCAAGGACTGCGTAGGTGAGGGAGACTCCACGCAGGGTATCGGGTCTATCAGCACCTCGGACGTAGATACTTGCGCCGTTGATGGTGGTGATGTTTTGGTTGTTGATGTGTGCATTCTGTATTACCTCCCGACCTAAGTCCATTAGGACATCCCAAATAATCTGCCTTGCTTGGCCATTCGTTGGGGCGACGTACAACACCGCGCTGCCGGCTGGACAACGCAGCGCCTCTATTAACAAAGTAGTCGCGGCCAATCTGGACTTGCCACACCGCCGGCCGGCAGCTATAACTTTGAACCGCGTCTCATCCTTGAACACCTCTTGCTGCCAAGGCAGTAAGCTAAAGTTAAGTTCACTCATCTTTTGGTTCGATGTCCGTTATATCTTCTACCATGGTGGTAGCACCAATTCCAGTGATATTAATCGTCACTGCGCCGCGTTGCGCTTTGTCTTTCTCAAACATGCTGACCGGCAGCGTCCGGTCCATACACATCTTTAGCGCTGCCATCTGTCCGGGATGCTCATCATTTAGCGCAATGTCGATGACTTTTTGCGCTACCTGCTTGCCGCCGGACTTCAACATCAACTCTTTAAGTTCTTTAACTTTTTGATAGTCAGTCTTTGGCAGTACTTTTGGTGGCCTATAACTCATAGCTGCGTACTATAACCCCATTTTCCTTTTTATGTGGGTAGGTGGCTCCTGCAAAAGTTTCATCATAGCCAATACCCCTCCCCCCGTGTCAACTATTCCGCACGGCAGGCGGCCAGGCGCCGCACGGCCAGCGGCTGCAGGCAGGCAGCCAGGCGCGCCATGTGGGCCATGTGGGCCATGTGGCCAGCGAATTCGGACCGGCAGGAAACCGGCCAGGCGGCCGGCAGGCAGGCGCCGGCAGCGACCAGCTACCGCGCCATGTACTGGCCAGCGATCGGGCCGGCAGCGGCCAGCCGGAGGCCAAATGCACGATAGAAAAAAGCTATAGGCACCCTAAAGCTCATAATTTTGCACTATCTTGATATTTTCGGGCCGCATGCCTGGCCGGTAGCCCATTGTGTGTAGGTGGTGATAGATAACGATCAATTCATTAAAACCGCGCGAAAGATCACCACCACCGGCGGCGCGAATGATCGCGCGCTGCGCGGTCGTGAGCGATCGTCGCAGTTCTTTCGTGTCGGGCTTACAAGGTCGTGCCATGGCCGCATTCTACATTTGTGGGTCATGTGGGTCATGTGGCCATCACTTTTTAATCGCTGGCCCCTCACGGCTTATTTACGTCGACGTATACTCTAGTACTACTATATATATATATATATATATATTTCATGGATAAAATAAAATAATAGTCCACATGACCCACAAAAGGCTGAAACCCGCATGTTTATTGGCTCCGCGTGTGGGTCATGTCACCTAAAAACATGGTCCACACGCGGCCACACGCGACCCACAAACTACTAGGGAAAACACCTATAAAATAATTCTTGACAATGTAAGGAATAGCCTTACAATAATTACACCGACGCAAGATCGCGCCGGCATCCACTAAACGAAAGTAAACGACCATGACCGCATACGCATCCATCTACAAAGCACGCAAAGCTACCGGGTATAAATTCGAGCTATTAATCCACCGCGAGCCTAGCATCGCAGGCGACTCAGTAACTGCCACCTATTACTATCAAACCAAATACGAGGCAGTTAAGGCGGCCGCGATACTTGGCGCGAAAGCCTGGAACTATTAAACCGGACCGGCCAGGCGCGCAGCCTGGCCACCAAATCAACTAACCTAAACGAAAGTAAACCCATGCAAGTACACATGACCCTAAAAAGCGCGAATGTAAAAACCGGGCCGATACCGGTTTCAACTACTGAGCCCGATAGCTGCCCGGATGATTGCAAGCTAAAACGCGAATGCTACGCGGCCAGCGGCCCGCTCGCGCTGCACTGGCGCGCCGTCGGCGCCGGCACACGCGGCACCGACTGGGCCACATTCACCGACCAGGTCGCGCAGCTGCCGGCTGGCCAATTGTGGCGGCATAACCAGGCCGGGGACCTGCCGAAAGCCGGCGCGACAATCGACGCCGCCAAGCTCGGCCAGCTGGTCGCGGCCAATGCTGGCCGGCGCGGCTTTACCTACACGCACCACCGCGACGCCGCGTCGATTAATTGGATACGCCACGCCAATGCTTGGGGCTTTACAGTTAACTTATCGGCCAATGACCTACACGACGCCGACCGGCTCGCCGACCACGCGGCCGGTCCGGTCGTCGTCGTGCTGCCTAGCACGCAAACCAAAAACACAATGACGCCGGCCGGTCGGCCGGTTGTCATATGCCCGGCCACACAACGCGACGACGTGACATGTGCAAGCTGCCAATTGTGCCAGCGACAACGCGCGGCCATTGTCGGCTTTCCTGCCCACGGCACGCGAAAGCGCGTGATAGATATCAAGCTGGCCGCCTAGATTCTCAGTGCCTGGCCGTCGCAGCGGCCACGCGCGGGTAATTTCACCCGGTAACAGTAAACGAAAGTAAAAACATGGATATTAAAACGCGACACAATTTAGCTGACGCCTATATGAGCGCCTGGCACGCCGTAAAGGGCCGCGATAACCGACTAGTGGTTAACCCTGAGCCGCTCGGCTGGTTTGAAATAATCAACGCAGGCACCACGCGCCGCGTGCGCGCCGCTGGCCTGGTTAGCAGCTTGGCTGCACTGGCCGCACAATTGGAAAGGGCCACATATGAATAAACTATTCCCCAAAATACCGGCCGGCGCTCCGGTCCCATGTTTTAACTGTAGCGCGCCGTTGACCGACCAGGCGCCGACGCCTGGCGGCCAGGGTAACTATCGCGGCCAGTACCGCGCTTACTGTATCGATTGCCACATGTTTACATTTTTTGATTTTGAGAGGGTTACATCATGATAAAAATTATGCGAGCCAAATACGCCGGCCGCTGCAGCCGCACCGGCGCGCCGATACGGCCAGGCGACGAAATAGCATTCGACACGGCCACACGGACCGCGTATATAACCTGCGAAGATGACGCGCAGGAAATAAACACGATAACGTTAAACGACCAGGGCCGCTACCGCACGTTTACACGTAACGCGCGCGGCCGTTGTATCGACGCGCCGTGCTGCGGCTGCTGCACAATCTAAGGGGCCACTATGTTTAGTACTTATTTACGTTTAAAGCTGCCAGTGTGGGCCGGACACCGCGACGTTATCCGCGCGACTTATGGCCGACTAAAACCGAACGCGCGAGCACGCGAATACCGCGACGCGCGGCATGCTATTTTGCGCGACATGCTGGCCCACCACGCGACCGCGCAGGACCTACACGCGAGGTTTATACGATGACCTACTACACGACGAAAGCCGCCGCGCAGGCGCTGGCCGATAGCCTGGCGCTGCAGGACGCCGACGCCTGGCGTTATGAGGTCCAAGCTGGCCCGCGCGGCTTTTATGTGGCCGTTTTTGATTTTGACAACTATTTTTTGGGGAATTTATGAGTATTAAACACGCGACAATTTTTATTTATTTGGCCGCGCTGGCCGTGCTAGCGCTTGATTTATTTATTTGGAGAATCTAAACATGAAAACGATAACGCTAGGAAAAACGCGCTATACAGTGCGCGACGACCGCGACATGTTCGCGCACCACGCCAAATGCACCGGCAAGCATAAGCGCGTAAAGTCTAAGGGGCCGGAGCGCCGGCTTTATCCGGTTTTTATATCCGACATGAGCACGGCCGACTATGTCGGCGCTTATGAGCGCTTGAACCATGCTAAACACTTGCTGCCGGTAGCTTGGGACCAGCTGCGCGAGCTGCCATGCCTGGCGCCGGTCGGTGAAGACAGTTACAGCGAGGTGGTCGACAATGAATAACATACCTAAAATTTTGCAGGATGCGTTACGGCCCTTCGCGCCGCCTGCCCTCAGTACTAGCAGCGAGCGCGTGACGGCCGCGCTGGTGCTCGCGCTTACGGCGCCGGATGCGAAAGCCGCGCAGCAGTGCGCCGACATGGCCGAGGAATTCGCGCAGGGCTTAACTGATGACCAGGTCGAGCAGTGCAAAGCTGACGCCATGCGGAGGGCCGGCTTATGTGGTACGCCCTAGCGGCTTACGCCCTGCAGTTGATTCTAGGCAGGCGTAAAAAGTAAAAAGGCCCCGGAAGGGGCTTTTTTTTATGCGGCCTCTACCATGCGCCGCAGTTCTGATTTTGACATGCCGGCCATGTCAGGCGCGCAAAACACATGCTTTCGGTTGTCGTGCTCGCGCGACTTTATGCGGCCCATGTCGACCCAGCCGGCCTCTTTTAGCGCGTGTAGTAACGCGCCTTGCACTATCTTGGCGCCAGTTGGCGCCTGGCCCTGCAGTCGGTCGCATAGACCATGAAAAGGCGCGCCGACCACGCCGCGCGCGAATTCACCGGAACGCCTGCGAATAAGATCGACTAGAAAAGCCTCCGATGTGCTCATGCCGTGCTCGATCATTATGGCCTTGGCTTCGGTCATTGGCGGCGGCGCCGATGGATTCCAGGCGCTTACATCGCGTTTGTGTAAATAATCAGACACTGCAGCAAAGCCGCCTTGCCTTTGGTACCAGTTCCACAAAGCCGTGGCTTGCGCTTCGTTTAGCTTTGACGCCTCCGCCCACAATACAAACCACCGGCGATCTTCACTTGGCAGTGAGATTGCCACGCGTTCGTTTGAAAACGCGACAACAAAAACCCGGTTAAGGGCGTAGTACGGATGCAAGCCCTTGCGGTTGATTGTCAGTAGCTCAGGCGGCGCGGCGATGATTGGCTTTAGGGTATTTTCTAGCGCGCGCCTGTCCTTGGCTTCGGCTTGGCGTAACTCGGCTATTTCCATAACTTCGCATTCAAGCGCGTAGCCCCACTGCGAGTTTAAATCTTCGTTTTTGACTAGCGAGCAATTATGCTTGGCCTCGCCTCCGATGGCCCAAAAGAACGGCGCGAATAATGTATCCTTGCCCGATCCATGGTTGCCGCCCATTAAGATCGCGTGGTTTATTTTGTGCGTAGGGAATTGGACTTTGTGAGCTAGCGCGTTAAGTAAGTGCTCACGCTCGAATGCTTCAGGCACCATGCGCTCGACGTGTCGCAGCCATGGGGTAACGTCGCCTGGCACAGGTTTGGGCCTAGCATTTCGCCAGCGGTTGCCGTAGGTTTGCCCATCGCGCACAACTAACACCGATGACCCTGCGGCGTAGGTGATACCAACTAGCGCTTTGGCGCCTTTGGTTTGCCGGTTTTCGTCAAAGGAATAAGACGCCTCGATTTTGCGGCCGTTGTGGACCGACTTGCAACCGATGTGCCTAAACAATGCGTTGAAGGTGCCACGCGCCAGTTCGCGCCGGTCCTGCATATCAAAATAGGCGTCGTCTTCTTGGATGTAGGCAAACCGGTCCCACCATTCAGACTTTTCTACGCGGCCTAGTTCCTTGCGTTCAGTTTCAGCCACGATCGCGGCAGCGTCGTCTTTGAACATGTCGGTTGGCGTGAGTTTAGATAACGCCTGATCCATAGCTTGGGTTAAGAGTTCCTCGCGCAGCCCTGGCGTATGTTTAGGGCCGCCGTTGTCGGCCACCCATTCTAGGAACGTGTGCGAGTTTAGTTCTTGGCAGTGGCCGTGGTAGCAGCAATATGCACGGGTTGCCGGCATGTAGCGACCTTCTGGGTTGCCGTCGCTGTGCTGCGCGCTGTTAGGGCAAATGACGCCGGCCCAGCCTAGCCCATTAGGTTTTGACAATAGCAAACTGTTATCCGATAGCCAACGTAAAACGTCGTCGTTGCCATCGTCGGCCATCTTAATCGGGCGTAAAGTATCGCCTTGCTCCGGTTTAGGGATGACGTCTAGAGTGTCGCAGATTTGTTGTAGCGTGTACTCGCGCTCTGGATTAAATTCGACTAAACGGCTAACAAAGCCGCCTGCCGTAGGTTTCAGGTTTACAGAGCCGGGCAGTCGAAAATTGCGAACCGGATTGCGCGCGCCTGGGTCGGTGTAGCCGGCCTCTGCGATTGCGTCGACCGCAGCGACAAACGCAGCCTTGGATGGCTGCTCACTGAATGCGTAGCCCCACTGAAAATTACCAGGCGACGATTCGATCTTCCACGTCGGCGCTAGTGGCGGCTCCTTGGACTTGGTCCCGATATCATCCAACATTAGGCAAAGTACAAACTCAATATTGTCTTTGGACGCACTGACTTTGCCGTCTTTGAATCGGTCGACAATAAAGCTACCAGTGTTCACATACCACGCCTGGCCTTCTTTTGGTTTTTGCTTGGTCGGCAGATACGACGGCCACGTTGCGACAATGGCGCCGTCAGCGTGTAGCTGCACTTCGCCGTTTCTCAACTGTGGTTTTTGTCGTACTATTAAAGGTGTTTCGCCCTCTGGGGCTAGGTTGCAGATATAATCTAAAAACTCCACGTCATCTCCTTGTTGACAGAAAAGCCGCCCGGCAAGGCGGCTTTTTACTTTCCATATCTTGTCATAACCGACACACCGGCAGCAAGGGGCAAACCCTTGGCCCAGGCAGGCGGCGTACACATTACCTTCTCTAGCCTCGCGGCGGCTTCCACTGGATCAGCGCTTTCTAGCACGATTTCGTCGTGGACATGTAGCACTACATCATCCAATTGGCGCAAGGCGTGACGCAACAAATCATTGGCTACGGCCTGGGTGATATTCTCGCACGCTAACCCTTTCCAAAGTCTTGCACGCGGCCATTCTTTTGCATCTACTGCAGGCTTCCACGCCGCCTTGGCATAACTTATCCCGTCTTGTTCTAGTCTTGCGTACGGGTAGCAAAGCACACGGCCGGAAGGCAACATGTACCAAAGGTGCTGGCCATCGAACATGTACGTTACGCGGCCAACGGGGAACTCATGGCCTTTGTTTCGCATGGCACGCGTGTAGGATTCTTCTAGCTTTTGCCAGTAAGGCACCGACCAAGCATTATTTCTGCGCCATGCGTCCACCATGCGCCTGGCGTCCGACTCAGGCAAATACACTTTATAGATACGGCCCATGGCCGCGAAGGCGCCAATGCTGCCGGCAAAGCCGCAGGCCAACTCTTGCACCTTACCGATCTGGCGCTGATGATCGTCTACCGCATCGACTGCCACACCAAACGTCGCGGCCGCGTTGACCTTGTAAACGTCCTCGCCCTTAGCAAAGATTTCTAGTTTGCGTTCGCCGGCATAGCAGTTAGACAGCCACGGATTTACCCTTGCTTCTATCGCCGACCAATCGGCAACCACCAAATGGTTCCCGGAGGCGGGTATGAGTGCTGGTCGGAGCATTCCTTTGAGAACATCGGTGACGCGTTCGCCGTACTTGGGGACAATTGTGTGGCCTCTGACCATTGCATTACGGACTGCGTCGGGCTCGGCAGCGCACTTACGGGCGAAGTTATGAACTTGGGCTCCATAGCTTGACGCTCTGCCAGTAGCTGACCCACCGGCGAAAACGAAGGCACCACGTACGCGGGCGTCTTCTTCATCTGCAAGCGCTGCAAGGCGGCTGAACTTAGCAACCGACGACGCCCATAGGTCATCGGCGCACTGTATAACCTCGGCAACAGCGGGCGGTATCTCATCATCGTTCTCCTCTGCCAACGCAAGCAAATTAGCCCGCACTGTTTTGTCAATAGAATATTTTTTCTCGCCGTCTTTATGCGACTCCATCAGCTTTAGCGCCTGCGGGCCTACACGATCAATTACCCATTGACGCATCTTAGGAGAGCGCACGCTAGTGATCGCGCCTTCGGTTACTTCGGCCACGATCTGCTCAATCTCGATCATTTCATCGCTGGCGAATTTGACCGCAGCTTGGCACAGCGGCACATCCACCATGACGCCGCGATCGTTAATACGTTCGTTGACGTGATAGTCGGCTAACTCATCTTCGCTCAGTGGCCGCATACCTAGACTGACCGCACGCATGGCGCGCACGTCTTGCTCACAATAGGAGATCATCTCAGCCATAAGCGTAGCGTCTTGCCTGAATAAACCATTGGCCTGCGGGATAGACAGCAAGCGGATCAACTGCGCGCCGCGATGATCCTTCTTCATAGACGCGCCAGCAAAGCGGCCAACGTCTTCTAGTGAGCCAGGCGCGCAATTGGCGCGGGCCTGTGCTGCTGTGCAGTAGAACTGCTCCAGCTTGAAATTCATTTGTAGCACGTACCAAAAGATCAGGCGCTCAAACGCGGCGTTGTGGGCGCAGATCAAACCGGTGTGCTGGGCTACGGCGGCAGGAAATGGCTGATCTGGCAGCCAAGTTTGCACGTCGCTATCATCAAAAGCATAAGACATACAAAGCACATCGGTGCTCGCGTCTTGTGCGTAGTTGTAAACGCCTGCGGCTTTTAGGTCGCAGGCGCTACGGGTCTCGAAATCAACCCAAAGAGTCATCAGGTAGCCCGACGACGACGCTTAGGTTGCTCCGCTTCTTCCTCGACTTTTACGTCGGTGGCATCTGCATCCATAGAAATCCATTCGACAATCTCAAACACAGGCGTGTAGATTTTGCCATAGGACTTATGCGCGTAATGGTCTTTCTTCAAACGCACAACTGCCACTGGTTTGTTCTGGTCTTTTTCAACCTGATCAGCCAATGCCACTGCGAGCGTTTGAACTGAGCGCTTACCGCCTACCGAAGTAGTGGTGTAGCGCGCTTCCATTCCTTTGTCGTCACCAGATATGCATTTCAAAGACATGCCAACTTGTGACTCCCAACCTTTCTTGGCTTGAGGTGGGGCCTCATCCAATACAGGTAATGGCTGGCTTACGCTGGCCATCTTCTCACCAAGCACTTCGCCGTCGCCCCAGGCGATAAAGCCGTGGACAAAAGAGAAAGGATTGATGGCCCACAGAGAGTCGTCTTCGACTTCGGTTTGATCCGCGCCGAATACCCAGTGACCGGTCTTGTCCATCTTTAAGATGACAACGCCGGCTGCGCCTACTTCGGATTGGATTGTTCGCAACGACGTTGCCAACGAACTGACTGCGGGGAGATTTGCTTTAGAGAAGGTTACTAAACTCATTTTTAAGTCCTTAGTTGATTTTAGAAAGGGCTGCAGTTAACTGCTTCCCGATTTGCAACACTGCTGGCCGGGGATCACTCTCCGGGGCAAGCGTTGTGCCTGATGACACTGCCACGACAAGATCGTCAGGCAATGCCAACTTGCGCTTTTTGAGTTCCTTCTCAGCCTGTGCAGGCGATAGGACCTCTGGTTCTTTGTAGGCTTCAAGGCCCATTTCAATCAATGCGTCGGCAGCTTTTTTATCATCCACCCATTGACGTGTGGCGCGCTTTTGCACCAGTTTATACCCTGGCACAGGGACGCTATTATCTAGCATCACATGCGCCATATTTCTTAACTCTTTAATCCAGTCATCTAGCATGTCGGCCTGCACTAGATAAGACGCGATCAACTCAGGGTTGAGCGAATTAAGCGTCGTCTTTAACGCGCGTTCAGCAGCACCGGTCATCTGAGGGCAGATAGGTTTGGCGGTACACCAACGGCAGTGGTCACCCGTACGTAGAATTGCACTAGGCTGTTCAGCTTGTTTAACCGCACGCACTAATTGCGCCTCAAATTCTGCGATGCGTTTGGGTGTAGTTACCCAGCGCTTAACTGCAGGCGGCTGCACGATGATGCATTCGATCTCTGTGGCACCATCAAATGCCCACTTAGATTCCTCAGTACGCATAGCGGCTGCAGCGTAGAACATTAACTGTGGGTTTTCTTCCACTTCCACAGCAACGCCATCACCAAACTTCCAATCCAATACCACAGCGCGATTACCAATACGTCCGATAAGATCAGTGCTACCGAATACGCCAGGCAAGAGATCACCAAAGCCAACGCGAGTCTCAGCTTCAATTTGCATCTCCTTGTTTGGGTCGATCTCATCAAGCGCGGCCAGCGCGACTTTGAGTTTGTTGTCGATCAATTCTTGCGTGAGAACTTGGTCTTCATATTTAGTACCAAGAAAACTCTCAGGCGTTCTATCGCTCATCACGATCTCAGCAATGACGTTGTGCAACAGCGTGCCTTCGTCTGCGTATTTGTTACTGAGTTGTGGGGGCATCTTTTGCACCAAGGCGACTGAGCCTGGGCAGTTGATCACACGCTTTGCGGTTGAACCGCCAACAATATTACTGTGCTGCATTGCGAGCCTCCATCATTGCGTCTGCCATTACGTACGATTGTTTTGCAAATGCTTTTAACCCTGCGTTAACCTCAGAAGCTAATAAACCTTGCATAGCCTTAGCCGCAAAGTAATCACGCAATGACATGCCACGCCCTTGCTCTCTTGGGTTTATAGGTTGTGGAAATGCTGGAATATCTTTCATATTGAACTCTCCTTTAATTGATTGAGACTGAACTATAGCACAAAAAATAATAATGTGTTAAACTTTTTGACATGAAAGAAAAAATAATCGAAAAATATTTAGTGCAACGCGTCAAGGACCTTGGCGGTAGGGCGTACAAATTTACTAGTCCGGCGCACAGGGGCGTTGCCGATAGAGTAGTTTGTTTGCCAAATGGCCAGACTTGGTTTATCGAACTGAAGGCGCCTGATGGGCGTTTGTCAGAACTGCAAAAAATATTCGCGTCAGACATGGCGCTAATGAATCAGAGGTATGCATGTTTATGGAGCAAGGAGCAAATAGATGGTTGGATCATTGAGGCCGTATCAAATTGAGGCGGCTGACTTTCTGTATGAGCGCGACCGCGCCATGATCTTGGCGCCGGTAGGGGCTGGCAAAACTGCCATCACCCTAACGGCTATGCAAGACATGCTTTTTAATGAAGAGGTCGGGCGCTTTCTAGTGCTGGCGCCTAAACGCGTTTGCACTGACGTGTGGCCTGTGGAGCAGCCTAAATGGGCGCCGTTCCATGAAATCGCTGTGGCCGTAGGCTCACCCAAAGAACGTCTAGCAGCGCTAGCGTCTAGCGCGCGCATTGTCGTGACTAACTACGACAACCTGCAGTGGCTGGCTGAACAAGAACTTGATTTTGACGCCATTGTGTTTGATGAACTTACACGGCTAAAGAATCCATCAGGCGCGCGGTTTAAGGCGCTCAACAAAGTCATCGAGCCCATGGTGATCCGCTGGGGGCTTACCGGCAGTTTTACTAGCAACGGCTTAGAGGACGTCTTTGGCCAGTGCAAGATCGTCGACCAGAATCTGCTTGGCCGTGCCAAGGGCGCGTTCATGCAGCAGTACTTTGCGTTAATCAACCGCGAGTACAACGATTGGCAGCCGCGCCCTGGCGCCTTGGCTTTGGTTATGGAGCGTATCAAGCCGGCGACGTTTGTATTGGAGCCAGGCGAATACAAAGACAAACTGCCGGCCCTGCACACAGTTGAAGTGCGCGGCAACCTGACTAATCGTAAACCCTATGACGACATGAAGACTGAGTTTGTCGCGCAGTTCCCCAACGACCGCGCGATTGCAGTTAACGCCGGCGTCGTGACGGCCAAGCTGCAACAAATGGCGTCGGGTTTTGTATATGCGGATAAACCCGTATGGTTTGACACATCTAAATTTGAGCGGCTTGATGAACTACTGGAGGAAAACCAACATGCCAATACTTTGGTGGCGTACACGTACAAAGAAGAGTTGGCCGAACTCAAACGCAGATACCCAAGAGCCGTTACCCTTGACGACGACCGCGCTATTGAACGATGGAATGCTGGAAGCGTCGAACTTCTTTTGGTCCACCCCAAGTCAGCCGGCCACGGGCTCAACCTACAGCACGGCGGCAGTCGAATCGTCTTCTTGTCCCTGCCCTGGTCGCTCGAACTGTATGAACAAACAATCGGGCGTCTGCATCGTAGCGGCCAGCGGCATGACGTGTGGTGCTACGTAATGATTTCTAATAAAACAGTAGATGAGAAGATTTGGGCAGCGCTACACGACAAGCGTGCCTTGTCAGATATCGCAATGGAGGAATTGAAATGACTAGACTAAACCTGTGGAAAGCGCAGCTTAAAGCCGCGCGGTCCATCTTAAAAATACATCAGAAAGACGCTAACGCCGCCAATCGAACATTAGTAAAAACCCTAAACACAATCACTAAACTGGAGACAAAAATTGACACTTACCTGGCGAAAATTAAACGCTGAACTTAGGACCTTGGATGAAGTCAAGGTGCTGGAGATGTTGACCGACGAACGCGAAGTTGGCAAACGTGTGGCCGTCCTAGAGCGGCTGCACCAGCGCTATACAACCTTGCGCGCTGCACGCGAGCGCATCGAGATATTGCAGGAGGCAAGACGCCCATGAAGTGTCCCAAGTGCGAAGGCGACAAGATTGCCATTACAGAGACAATTCAAAATGAAGAGTTTACTTACCGCCGCAGATATTGCAAACTTTGTTTTTGTATATTCAAAACCAAAGAAGAAGTATTCGCAGGCGCCTTGCCTCAGAAGAACAGGTTAACCACACCCAAAGAAACTGAGTATCAAAAGACATTTGCAACCGACAACCTTAAAAGATTTTGGAGATAACAATGCCAACGTTCGAGTCATGGAGCCACGAAAACCTAGCCAACTTTGCCAAAGAATCGTACGCTAAGTTGCAACAGCAGCAGGACTATATTGAGCAATTGCAGAATGATTTGAAAGACGCGCTCAACGCTTATAGGAGCTTAATCAAATGATGCAAAAAGAAGTTGATGACAACCACCCAACTGTGCGAATGTTTTCGCGCACCATGCAAGAGGCATGGCCTAAAGACTATGTGAATGAAGACATCTTCACAGGCCCTTATCGTGAGCCGCAGATCAGCGACTTCGCCATCCTTTGCGCGCTAATCGCCATAGTGTGGTTCTTCTTTTATATGTTCACTAAATACATTTGGAGTTGATATGCGTAAACCAATTGGATTAGTTGTACCAATACAAATAGAGACGCCAGAGGAGAAGGAATTCTTTAGCGCAATGGAGCAAAGTTCTGTCAGGAAAGAGGCAATTCGCTATCCTAGTAAGGAGGCCAAGCTAATTGCTGAAGTTACAGTCTTGAGCGAGTTGGTTCGTGTACTTTCTGGCAGAGTTGCGGAACTGGAGGCAAAGTATGAAACCAGCGCCAACTAAAGACTATTGCCTAAAAATGGCAAAGTACTACCATGACGGGGGCTGCCCCAATCTAATGTGGGATTGGTTGGTTGTGTGGGCATTCCACGAAATGTATTTGGAGACAAGATATGTATGATGTCACGCTTTTTATTCTTGGTATGTTGGCGCCCGCCTTCCTGAGTGCGGTATTTACTTTGATGAAATGTTTGGAAGACGTAATTAGGAGCAAGATCAAATGATTGAAACAATCCTCACTATCTTTGTCTTGCTGTTTCTTGGCGCGCTAATAGGCGTAGGCGTGTTATTCGCCGTCCTTTGGTTTAGCCAAGAGAAGTAATCAGCCTAGAACCGCTAGAGCCTGCTGGACGTGCTTGATGCGGTCGTCCAAACCGATGGTCCCGCCATTTATGATGCGAGTTACTTTCTGATAATCAAGGGCATCCGCTGGTGGATTGAGTTTGTGGGTATCCCAAAACCAACCCGCTGTAAGGGCGGCATATTTAGGGGTTGCAACAAAATCAGGTTGCATAACAAAATCAACACCCAATGCTTTCCCTGCGTGGAAATACGTGCTATGCCCTGTGCATTGAAGCGCGCCTCTTCCCCTAAACCGATACCCGTCACCTGATGCTTCATCTCGGTTTCCCATACGATTGGCGTACACACTATTGGCTATTTTGCGTGGATTTTTCTCGTACTGCTTGGCAAACTCTAGGCTAGGAAAGCGTTTAGGCCATAGTTTCATCAAAGTCTCTGCACGATAGTTTAGATTTTCTTCTAGCAACCTAAAGTTTCCGCACTCATGTGAGCATTGGCCAATAAACATAGCCTGTTGATTTTTCGTGTTGATATTGAAACGGGAGAATGTCTCGTTTAGCGCGTCTACCCAATCAGCGCCAATGTGGAGTTTTGCCAGTTGTTCAGCGTTGACCATTTACTTTCTCCATTACTTGGTTGTAGGCTTGGATGCACTGGTTGAGTTGGGCGGTGTTTCTGTCTCCTTGGGCGACGATCTCTGCAATAGCTGCAAGAGTCTGTCGCTCAGATTCGCCTCCCTCTGTGTTCCGATCTCCGCTGGGAGCGGCGGGACTTGGATTGTTTTGTGGGCAACCTGTGGCTTGGAGGCGCACCCTGCCAGAATTAATAAGCCTAGTAATGTCAGTTTGTTTTTGAGTAATGGCATTGTTCGCCTCCTGAAGTTTGTACGATTGGTCGTTGATCTGCTTGGCAAGTTCCTGTTCTTTGGTTCGCGCCTCTTCATTTTTAGCCGCAATCTCTGATTGCATTTCCGCGTCGCGCTCTGCCCAGCCTTTATGGTGACCATAACCATAGAAGCCAGCCAAGGCCAGTAGAACACCTAAGATTACCCAAGGATTAGGAATCATTGCTCACCCTTTGCTAACGCCCGTTCGTTGGCTATTTCTTCCTTGGCCGGGTCGACGTAATCGGGCGGCGTAGTGGGTGGTGGTGGCGCGCGCCACTCTTCATCCAAGACAGGGTTGATCCATGCAGGCAATGCGCCAGATGGAGAAGTCCAGGTAGAAGTGGCAGTTGGTGGTGGGGCTGGTGGCGGTGCTGGTGGAGGTGTTGACATCTTCTCAGCCAATGTCTGCACACCCTTGCGACTCATCACGCCGCCGATGCCGCCAACGATCAGCAGCACGATGTCGTTCAACATCTTGGCAAACGCCTGATCGATCGGCGCCATGCTCTTAATGGGCTGAACGACAAAAGCGAGGCTATAGAGCATAAACATCACTATGCCAGCAAGGATGATTGTTACGATTAGGACTACGCAAGCCCAAACTCGTATTTCAATTTCCTCTTGCGTCAGAAGCCGATTGACTTGGAATTTGTGGGGGTTGGACAACTTGTTTCTCCAATATAGGTGCTACGAGGTAGTCGGGACAGTCTTGGGTGAATTGGCAATCAGGACGTTGGCATCGCTTGGCAGGAAAGTTCTTTGGGTCTTGGCAAAAGTATCTATACCTGTCATCACAGGCCATCAAAAACAACAATAAAACAAGAACAATTCTCATTTAGATTCTTTCAGTTCACGTTTCAATTTACGCAACTCTTTCATCTCTTGCTTCAGTTGGGCTCGCATATATAGGGTTTCCACGTATGCCATTGATGTTACTCCAACAATAAGACATATCGCTACTCCTATCAATATCCAGTAGACCAGCTTCGTAGTTGCCACATTACCCACCCAAAAAATAATGATATGAACATCACGGCAATTACCCCACTTGTTATCTCGACACAACGAATCTCATACTGTTCCTTACGCCATCTAGCCAATCTAGCCCTGCGTATCATCTCCGATCTAGCCCACGCCTGTTCTTGTTCGATCTTGGCGTGCATTTTCAAAAACCGGCTGTACAAATCCTTCAACTCAGCAGGCGCGTAGACCATTGCCTCTCGCACTTGCTCAAACAACTTTTCCATCTGCAACTCAATTAGCGCCCTCTCAATGGCCTTTTTGCTATTGTTTTGCTCTGGGTTGTAATTAGTTTTTGATTCCTCTTCTAGTTCGTGATAGTAATCGTTGATCTGCTGCTGTGTGTCAAAAAGCATCCCAAGTTTGTCGCCAATATCTTTGATGAGCTTGAGCTCCATCTCTTCGTAGGACTGCTGGGCGGCAACTGCTTTGGCTTTCGCTTTCGCCACAGGCTTTGGCGCATCAACAGGCTTGTCAGACTTAGGAGTGAATAGGCCAATGAACCACTGAAAGATTCCCTTGATTGCCTTGACATCTGCAAGGACGCCTTCGACTGTTTTCTTGGCGCCTTCCAACTCCATTCGCCCTTCATGGAGCATGTTGCAGCCTTGCTTAATAAAGCTAACTGCACCTTGCGCCAACATGAGAAGAGAGAAAGGATCAATGGTTTACTCCTGGGGTTCTGGAACGCCCTGCACTGCACCACGGGCCGCGCCAGACACAGCGTCGTTAAATGCATCAGCGACCCAATTAATGCCGTACCTTTTGCCTATGGCGATAGCCTCGTCAATTTTAGCGCGGTCAAACTGATTAATTTTTGGCTGCACAGCGTTAAACACTTTAACGGCGTCAGTAGGATTAAGAAGCAATTCTTTGATGCGTTGCTCAGTCATCTTGGACGCTTGATTAGCCCAGAATTTACTAGCCAAAGATGTAATGGCGTAGGTTACGCCAGACACAGGGTTGTAGATTCTTGAAATGATTTGTTCAGGCGGGATACCAGTTAGCATTTCAACCGGCGTCTTAGCGACAGTCTCAGTCCTAAACGGCACGTTAGTTAAGTCTCTGGTTATGCGGTTTGACACTGTTGCAAAGTCAGCGACCTTCTGCGCGTAGGTAGGGCCAAACACGCGGTTAAAGACAGCGGATTTATCGCGATCGTTTAATAAAGCAATTGGATCGCCGGACTTAACGATATCGTCCAACATAAATGATCTAACCGCATTGACGGCGTCTTTATTTTCGCCGTACCCAGACTTAGACATAAATTTGTTAGTAAAACTTAAACTGCCATACATTTGATTAACCAAATCTTTAGCGTTGTCAAACCCCTCACCTTTAATGATTTGGTTGCCGGCTACTTCTCTAAATGCGTCATCTAAACGCTTACGTTCAGCTAATAACACTTGTACGTTATTTACAGAGCCGCGCAGTTCATTCTCTAGCCCAGGTATTAAAGACAGACCGCCTTGGTTCTTTTTAAGCCACTTTTCGGCGATCTTAGGGTTAATGACATCGTCCTTTAGCGCAGCACGACTGAAGCTATCCATAAAGGCGTCGCGCGCTACACGCACGCCTTCTTGGCCGGTAGCGTCAATAAACTGGCTGACATTGGACTTGTTGCCTAGTAGCGCAGGCGCAATCTGTTCGACAAACTTCTTGCGGTCAATGTTGTTTAGCGTATCTGAATTGAACGGCAGACCTACTTTTTGCAAATAAGAATTATCCGCATTTCGGTATGCTGTAACAAATTCAGGGTCGAGGTTGTCAATGTGGCCACTGACGCGCGTTTTGAGTTCGCTTAACAGACGAATGTCAGCAGAGTCCGAGGTCTTACGCAATTGCTTGTTGATCTCGCGCTTTAGAGAATCCAAGTCTTCCACTGTGGCCGCAGAAAACTTAACGCCGCCTTCAATTGCGGGTTTACCCTCGGCCGTTAAGATTGCGCTAGGTTCAACAGTTTCTGGTCTAAAGTTTGCCCGTACGCGGTTGTAGATAGTTGGGAACGTCTTAAAAATATCTGACGCTTGTGCGCCAACCACAGAGTTAAAAACGTCATCAACTGCCGCAGAAGGCAATTCAACATTCTTAGCCTTGGCAATATTGAACGCTTCCGTGTACAGAGGGCGCACTTCTTTGTAAGCAGCGTCTTCTTTCTTAGCCAGCAAACTATCAATTCGGTTACCCAGCATGGTTGGGTCCATAGACTTGTCGCTGTAGACGTCAGCAATTTGCTCATCGATTGTGCGAAGACGACGCGCTTGTGGCGTCGCCAAATCAGTAGGTTTAATATTTACCTGTACTTTAGATGGGTCGCCAAACAATCTAATTTGATTGGCCACCATGGCTTGCTTGGCTTTTTCAAACTGATCGCTGTATTGAGCGCGGAACACTGGGTCTTTGGATGACAGGCTTTGGATGAAGTTGTTGATAACTGGGTTATCGGCCAACAACGAACTAAGTGGCATTTGCACAGGCGCGCCGCCTGGCGCCTTTAGATAGACGCTTTCCTGCGCTTTGGCAGCGTCGGTAAGCACTTTCATAAAATTGGGGTCGGCTGCACCAGCGGCTATAAAGATGTTGCTGATTCGGTTGTCAACGTCTTTCAGCAATTCATCTTCAGGGTTAGTACCGCGTATTTTGTCCCACTGGCTTTTTGCCAAGTTAAAACCTTTTCCACCTAACTCGGCGGTTTTTACGCCAGCACTAGTGCCATAGGCGCCAGTAACGCCACCAAACAAACTACCAAGAAACCGGCCAGTGCCTGGAGCACCTACTTTTTCACCTGCATATTCGCCGGCTTGACCACCGG